TTGCTTCGTCAAGGATGTCATTAGCGCGCATTAACACTCACGCGCTGACTGTTCTTGCCAACTACCAAGCCCTCGCGCTTGCCTTCCTCAAAGCCTTTGCCCCAACCGACAATAAACCATAAAACATTAGCAGCTAGTAATAACAAGATTACTGGTACTTGTAGATCCATTTGATTTCTCCCGATTCCGTAGCCTGGGTTGGCTACTGGATTACGGTCTCACACTCCTGGGACAATTACACGTTTATTTTGATAACGAAACGGTAACGATTTAGCCCCAGCGTTTGCCTTGATAAATGAATGATCCATCTTTAGGATCGATTGGAATAAGTTCAGGCGTGAAGCGCTTGCCATGCAAAGTACCTACAACAAAACCCATCTGCCAGTTTGCATAACCCTTTGTGTAGCCCATACCAGGACTTGATAAATCAACCAGGTTGCCAACCTCAACGCCCCAGACAATACGCCCATAACGCCCTCCAGAGGCTTCTGAGTGTGCTGCTAATCCAAGTCTGTGAGTATGTCCAGATACGACTGATTTGCCCATACGCATAGCACCATTTAACGCAGTTTGTCCAGGCTTGTTTGATAGTGGAAAAGCATCACCGTGGCAAGTGTGCCAACCTGGAGCAAAGTCAAAGCCGTTTGGATGGTACTTAATGCCTGCCTTGTCATAGCCCATAAACTTGTCATATCGCAGCTCTGGCAGGTTCATAAATGCCGGTAATCTGCGAGACAAAGATTTGTAAACACGCGCTCCATGATTGGAGCCAACTACATCAGTAACACCTAAGTATTCGAGAATCTCTAAAGTTAATTTGCGATCCTCATCGATGTTGCCCTCGACTTCTTGCCAAGGTTGAGCAAAGCCTCCAAGTTGCGGGAGGTCGATTTCGTCGCCGATACAAATGGTTTGGTGAGGCTTGTAAGCCCTTAAAAACTTGCCTAGATTTTTGACTGCTGCTTCATGAAAGAATGGTGCCTGAATATCTGAGATCCAAGCGATCCGCTTTACTGTCATTAGTCCTCGTCGTCGTCCTCGTAATCCCCAAACTTCTCGGGATCGATTGGGTCTGGCAGAATCCATCCAGGATACGATTGAACGTCAGTAATCATGAACAACGCTAAACCCTCGTCAAAACCAGCCTTACGCAAGGATTTGTAATACTCATGAAGCCCGATGCAATAAGCATCGAGTTTTGAGTAGCCTTGATCCTCTAGCGCTTTAGTTGGTTTTCTTGCCATGTGGATAAGTGTCCCTTACTTCTTTAATAACTCCAAGATGTCCTCTTGGCGTGTCTCTATTCTTGCCAATCGGTCTGCGAGAGATGAACCACCATTCGGCGTAAGAGTCCACAACCAACCGCGAACCAAATAACGCAAACCGCCAATAAATATAGCAAGCGTCGAGGCAATGGCGAGGATGAATCCCGCCCAATCATTTGCTGTCACTTCTTTTTAGGAGTGGCATAACCAAAGACGCCGGACAAGATCGCGAACAGGATTGCACGATGATCGAGTGAGAAGTTAGATGAAGCCCAAGCTGCTAGAAAAGCACCAGCAGTTAAAGCGTAAGGATTCTTGATATTCATTATTTGCCTCCTAGCATTGGGATTTGGTAAAAGTCAGATGCTTCATCAGCAACCTTTTGAAACGAGACGTGAAGGTGCTTGATGTGCGGGTTAATGCCCTTGTATGTGCGCCACGCCCAGCCCCGCTTGGATGATGCAATTTTGCCGTTGAATATGACATAAGCAATTCGCTTAGGATGAGACTTGCCATAGAGTCGAATTTGATCCGCAAGATCGGGCATGAGGTCAGGTTTTGACTTTCCGGATAGGTCACGATCGATATCGATGGCACGAACCCAACCCTGCTCATCAGGATTATGATCTGACTTGCGCGCAGAATGTCGTGTGTCGCCGATCCAGCCATCGCTAGTTCTATCTCGATCTGGGAAGGCATCATCGATCTGCTCACGAAGTTGAACCGCAGACTTACTTAATCTTGGTTTCATGCCAATAAAAGTTTTGCTTCTGATTCGGTAATTCCTAAACGATCAAGAAGTGCAGTTTTAGCGGCTTGTTTTTGTGCTTCTGTTGCAGTTTCTTGCTTAGTAATTTCAACTAATGCTGATTCAAGTTCTTTAATCGTAGGTGCTTCACCTTCAAGAATATCCCATTTGATGGTCGAATAATCGTTGTCAATAAATGAAAATTCAGCAGTTGGCTTTAGATGTTTAATTGCTTTTGTCAATTCGCTGCTGTTCATTATGCACCTATTTCCATGAGTGTAATAACTGAGGTTCCGCTGTTAGTCTGATAATTCACTGCACCTGAGTTGGTAGTAAATAAACATCTGCCTTGAGTTTTGTAAGTAGTTGCCGAAGTTGTTGCCGGACTATCCAAATAACACAAAGATACGATTCCGCCATTTGTCAAAGCCGAGGCCCCAGCGACATAGATATACCCTGCGGTAATATTTGAGCCTGTGTTGTAAACCTCTGTTGCTCCACGCATGATTCTCATATTGTGACCTTGTTCAATGCTTGATCTTTCAACCGTCCAGAGTTGATTTACCAAAACAAGAATTTTTGATGTAGATGAACTTGGAGTGATCGATAAAGACAACCCTGTATCCGTCATGGTAGTTGATGCAATTACCGTTGCCGTTGAATATGTTCCTTGAACAACCTGCAAAACTTTTCCAACGGTATTTTGTGAAACCCACGTAAAATCTAAATCAGTATTAGTCGCCTTAGTTAGATATTGACCAGTAGTACCGCCTTTAAGATCGACAAAGGAGGTATCGACGCCACCCAAAGCGGTACGGATAGCAGCTGCTCCATCCTTTACGAGATCGGTATCGTCGGGAGTTTCCCACCCAAAATTAGTTGTCGTTGCCATATTTCTCCTTTATCAGGCTACTATTGTAGCGTCAATCCATTCTAGGGTTGTGCTTAATGTGTTCCATGTCTCTAATGCTGAGACTCCGTTCCAACGTGTGGATTGGAGACTGTAAGCAGTTGGAGATACGGTCAAAGTCAAGTACAAAGCGTTATAACCAGCGCTGAAAGTCCAGCCTTCAACAAAGCCCTGAAATTGACCATTAGTAATATTTGAAGGTAAATCAGTAATGTTTACTGGCATACCCATAAATACGTTGAGCAAAGCATCGCGATCGGTATCGTCGATTTCTGGGCTACTAATTGGGAAAGTAATTGATTTAAACTGAGCCTCTGGAAAAGCTCGTAATGCTAAATAAAACTCAGCCTGATCTAAAGCATCAGCTGCGTTTTCTAATGAAGTAGTAATCTCGTAAGCCTGTTGCCCATAAATTGCAATAGATTCAGCGTCAGATGCTGATTGAGTGGCGTTTGATTTATAACTGATTGTGACGTTATTGCGAACATCACCGGAACGCTTTTGAGTACGGATTCCACGGGCAAGAGCGTGATTGCCAGTTAGATCGACATAACCATTAGTGGCAAGATAAGAATTGCGATGTGTACTGTCTGCATAATTAATGCGACCCTCTGCATCCTCAAAGAGATATCCGAGTCCAGAAGTAGCCAAAGAAGCGACAAGGCTATACATATCGGTTGTGTTGGATGATCGAGCCGTTAGTTCATAATCGCCTGGTCGGTCGATTGTGCCTAATCCTGAGTTCTCAGCGTTAGCCCAGGTTGTCGTCGGATTGTAAGTATTCCATTGAGTAGCTGCTGGAACTTCATTCCAAGTATTAAATAACGCTTCGCTTAGGATCGAGTAAATCTGGTTGCCATCAAAATCTTTGCTCAAAACGCCGGTTGTAAGGGTTTTAGGCAGTTTGGACAAAGCACCCAAGGCAACTACCTTAATACGCTCTGAAATAGCCGTAGATGAGGCTTGGGTGACTTCTACATCGATGTCTGTGACATAGCCACCAAATAGGTTGATAAAGGTTCCTGATGAGTCTTTGACCTTAATGATGATCTGGTCATTGATGTCCATGACAATAGGCGAAAGATCCAGATTGATAATCTCAACAGAGCAATAACCCGCATAAGCCTGAGAATAGATATCTTGGCGACCAGAGGTAATCGTTAGATTGCTAAGCGTAAGGTTTGTGTAATCCCCACCGCCATTGATGGTTACTTGCCATTCGGGAGTGTATTGGGTCATGCTACTTGGAACGCCCCAACTCCACCGCCACCACCGCGAGCCGTTGAGTCATTGATGATCTCGACGATCTGACGGGCAACGCCTTCCTTGTCCAAGGCTCCAGTTACATTAATGTTGTAAACCGGTGCCATTGATGCAGACTCAGCTGCGCGAAAAGATCCAGCGTTAAATGATCCGATTGCAGTCGATGCCGCTGCTGCGGTTGTTGCAGCTTTGGCTACTGAACTTGTTGATGTTGTTGTACCAGTTGTACCGCCACCAGTTGAGCCGGTAATGGTTGGAGCCGTATAGGTTGGAGTGGATACCTTTGGCGCTGAAACTGTTGGGGTTGTAAATGATGGCTTAGAGATTGTTGGGATGTTAGGCAAGATTGGGATTGCGTTGTAAGCCTTAATAAGCGCATTGATTCCATCGATCGCGCCAGATACCAAAGTGCGGATAACGTTAATTACACCGCCCACGATATCGACCACGCCAGCAGCGATCTTGGCAACAAATGAGATTGCTCCACCTAATGCCACCGTAAATACTGGCACGATGTAATCGACGATAAATGAGCCTAGTGCCTGAAAAGATTCCTTATTACGGTCGATTGCGTCCTTGATTGGATCAAAAAGTTTTGCAAACTTCTCAAAGCCTGGAACTACCTTGGTAAGAATAATGTCGATTAGTGATTGGATAATCGGGAGCAACTTGTAACCGATTGCTTCAACTGATTCATCAAATGCCACTTTGAGACGATCCATGCGTCCCTGAAAAGTCTCTGCGTTCTTAGCAGCAGCGCCACCAAACAAGTCGCTTAGTTTTGCCTGCACCTGGGTAAATGACATCGCCTTCAATTCGGCAGACGATAAGCCGACACCTAACTTGCCAAGAGCTGCGGTGTTACCGTCATAAGCCTTACCCAAAGCATTGGCAACGCCTTCGAGTGGCTTGCCTGTTTGGGTTGAGATATCAAGTGCAAGGCTTAGTAATTCTTGAGCCTTTGAAACATTACCTGTTGAAAGTGCCAGACGTGAAAGTGCCGGACGGAGTTGGTCATCTGCTACACCAGTAGCGCGAGCCATCTTGTCGATCGAGTCCTCAGTAGCAGCAATTTGCGCCTTAGTTGCGCCTGTTGCGTTCTCTAAT